AATATCTACTTTACAGACACTCATGAAAACCATGGCGATCTTGATTATCGTTATGAGATTGAGGGTAAAGACAATGGCTTACTTGTCAAGGTTTATAAAGTAGAAGAGTACGACGAAGAAGCGCGCAAACCAATTTATTCACTTATTGATGAAATAAATGTTTAAAAGGTATTGACAAGCTATAATTGTTTAACTTAAAATTATACTCACAACATTACTCAAGGAGACGGACATGACAACAGCAAAAATAGCAGTACCTTACAACCAGTTGCTTCAAGAAGCAGTAAACAAACCAGGCGTGCTAAGTAGTTGTTATAGCCGCTTCCATAACTATAGCCTTGGCAATCAATTATGGGCTTGGCTACAATCTTTGGAGCATAAACTAGACTTAGGCCCGATCGCAACGTACAAGCAATGGCAAGCGCTCGGCCGCCAAGTTAAAAAGGGTTCAGAAGCAATCTATCTAACCCTTCCAGTGATCATTGACGAGAAGGATGCCAACGGCAATAAGACTGGTAAACAGAAACGCTTATTCTTACCTAAGAAGGCGTGGTTTTTCTTATCACAAACTGAAGGAGATGATTATGTTGAAGAAGTTAAGTCTGCTGTATGGAATAAAGAACGAGCTTTACAGGCTCTGGACATTACTCAGATCGCCTTTGACAAAGCGGACGGTAACTGCCAGGGTTTTGCGCGTGGGCGCAGTGTTGCTGTCAGTGATATTGCTGTGCTTCCTCATAAGACACTTTTTCACGAACTCGCGCACGTCGTATTGGGACACACATTAGAGCATGAGCTTGCAGACTCAGAGCTTACACCTAAAGACATCAAAGAGGTGGAAGCAGAGTCAGTAGCTTATATCTTATGTCAATTGCTAGGCCTTCCAGGCGAACAAGAGTCACGTGGATATATCCAACACTGGTTAAATGGCCAAACTATTGACGACAAGTCAGCCAAGAGAATATTTTCAGCCGCAGACAAAATCCTAAAAGCTGGAGGTGTACAATGAAAGAAGTGTGCATATACTGTGGAACGCCTCGCGACGACCGACAAAGTTGTTGCGGGGAAAATCACTGGGAAAAGATTGAAGAGGAAGTCAAGTACGATCCTCCAATGACAGAGACGGAAGAATACTTGTTACGTAAGCAAGGCTTAGAAGACTTTAACAATTACTGGAAGGACTTAGACTAATGACAATTAATGCACGTGGTGCCGAGAACAAAAGATGGCAATGGAGATCAAAATATCCGAACGAGTACTACTGGCTTGTTGATAATTATAGCAAGTTTAGATTCGCAAGAAATATTTATGACTACCTCATTGCTCACGGAACGCTTACAGATAAGCAGCTTGATGCTGTTAGAAAGTTTGCAATACCTGAATGATTCTGTTAATATTTTTATATGTTCCATTGGCTATACTCCTACTCATGTTTGGCATCTCAGTCATCATGGTGGAGTATAAACTTTGGAAAAAACGAAGAAAATCTAACAAGCGTTGAACGACCGTGTAACGCGCAAAACAAAAATCCCGCCAAAGAAAACAAATCATAAACAAATCAATATAATCGTTTGACAAGTCACTATTGTCCGTTTACATTTAATTCATTACTTCACTATTGAATGTAGACATGTCAGATAGCAATAACAGTAAAGAACAATCTCCTAAACAATCCAGCAAGAGTCGTGGTGGAAGACCTACGATGTATAGCTTAGAGATTGCATTAGAGATATGTGATCGCATCGCAGACGGTGAGTCGCTAGTAAGTATTTGTCGCGACGAACGTATGCCGAAGAAGACGGCGGTGTACGAGTGGTTGCTTCGCCACAAAGAATTTGCGGAGATATATGCGCGCGCGAGAGAAGATCAAGCAGACACGCTTGCTGATGAGATCCACGCAATCAGTGATGAGCTTCCTAAACAGATCGTAGACGATAAAGGTAAGACACGCTTTGACTCAGCTTACGTCCAATGGCAAAAGAACCGTGTAGACGCTAGGAAGTGGGTTGCTGCCAAACTTAAACCCAAAAAGTATTCAGACCGCATTGCACACGTTGGTGACAATGACGCAGACAGTATTCAAGTAGACGTCAACATATTTGACGAGATGCTAAAGAACCTAGAGATGAAGAGACAACTTAAAGATGACTGATCTTATAAACGGATTAAAGTTATTAGGATTAATGATTGCTGCGTTTGCAGTGTATTTACTATTTGCATTAGCTTACGCTTACTTTAATAAATGACCGACGTTATTGATCTTCTTAAAGACAAAGAAGTACAAGCAAGATTTAAAGCGTTACCAGTACAACAACAACTTGGTTACGCGTGGCGAACAAAGTGGCTCACTAACGCACATGATCACCAAATACTTCCGCCTGGTAACTGGGCGATATGGTTATTACTAGGTGGCCGTGGTGCTGGTAAGACACGAACATCTGCTGAACAGATAGGCTGGTGGGCCTGGACACAACCTAACACACGTTGGCTAGTGTCAGCACCGACAGCAATGGACGTACGTGGTACATGTATTGAAGGTGAGTCAGGACTGCTTAGTGTGATCCCGCCTCAATTCGTTGCAGACTATAACAAGTCGCTGCTAGAGATAAAGCTTACTAACGGATCATTGATCAAGGGTATCTCAGCATCCGAACCTGATCGCTTCCGCGGTGGACAATATCACGGCGCATGGCTTGATGAGTTAGCTGCATGGGATTACTTACAAGACTCCTGGGACATGATTGCGTTCTCAGTGCGGTTAGGTAAACAGACAAGGATCATAGCTTCAACGACACCAAGACCTAAAGACTTAATCGTGGAGCTAGTAGGACGTGCTGAAGATGGAAGTGGTGAAGTAGTCATGACGACTGCATCAACCTATGCAAACATAAAGAATCTTGCGCCATCCTTCCAGCAACAGATCTTGCAGTATGAGGGAACGAAGCTAGGCCGTCAGGAGATCTATGCGGAACTCATAGACCCTGAAGAAGGCGGTATCGTCAAGCGTGACATGTTCAAGCTATGGCCAGCTACTAAACCGTTCCCCAAGTTTGAGTACATCATACAGAGCTATGACTGTGCTTACACTGAGAAGACGATTAATGACCCGACAGCTTGTCTAGTGTTCGGTGTCTTCAAGCCGTTGGATGGTCCGATGGCCGTCATGCTGATAGATGCATGGCAAGAAAGAATGCAGTATCCCGACTTGAGAAAGAAGGTACGCGATGAGTACGAAGTTAGTTACGGTGCAGATAGCGAGAACGACACAGGAGAGTTTGTCAAAGGTAAGCGAGTTGATCTCATCCTTGTCGAAGATAAAGCGTCTGGAATCAGTCTTATACAAGATATGCAACGGGCGCATTTACCAGTGCGAGCTTACAATCCTGGTCGAGCTGATAAAGTACAACGACTATCCATTGTCGCAAACATTATCGCTCATGGAAGAGTGTGGATACCCGAGTCTACACAACGTCGAGGATATGTTCGTGATTGGGCAGAAGGATTTGTTAGTCAGATATGCTCCTTCCCTGAAGCAACGCATGATGACTATGTTGACGCATGCACGCAAGCGCTTAGGTATTTGAGGGACGGTGGATTCTTGTCTATTGACCCAGCACCTTATGACGAGAGGGAAGACTATGCAGACGCATACGGTACGCAAAGAAGAGTTAACCCGTACGCAGCATGATTGTTTATGGCACAAAGAGAAGTCCAACAGGCGGACTTTTATTAAGAAGATGGTTTAGGTTACGCGGATCAGATAAGAATGCAAGGCGCGACATAAACGTACATAGATATAGACGCCAATGGTTTTGGAATGAAGACAGATGGGATCAAAGACATGGAAATGTTTAACAAGGTGGATACGCCTTGCTTAGGCAAGTGCTACATCCAAGACGGTAACTGTATAGGATGCAAAAGAACATTAGAAGAAGTAAGCAACTGGTTTACCTACACGCCAGTACAACGTAGGGAAGTAATGGAGACACTTAAGGACAGACATGGCTAAAGACGATACATCGCACTATGACAATGCGCCAGGATTATTAAATCAGACGCATGGCTTTGTTGACCCTACATCACCAGCAAGCGTTGCGTTTGAAAACTGGAGACAAGGTGATGCACCATTAGCACGTATCATGCGAGGCGAAGGCCACAAGATTATTGAAGACTTGAAGAAGCCAGCAAAGCCTATGACTGAACAAGACATGATAGACATGGCTATGAACTTCGGACCTATGGCCGTCGGATCTATTGAAGGCAACGTAGCTAAAACATTAGGCAAGCGTGCAGCTAAATACACCAAGTCAGAAGCTATACAGTCAGACCTACGTCATATGCCATATGAAGACGCACTCGCTTTAGCAAAACAAGGTGTACATCTTAAGCAAAGCGCAGACGGTCAGTTCGTTGGCGCACCGAGAGGCATTACATCATTACGTGAGATTAATAAGCTACGTGACAACTACGACAAGATGGTAGAAGGTGGCGTACAAGGTGGTGACTGGTATGAACGCGCACAACAATTCCACAAAGAACATGCAGCCAACCCAGAAGCAGCTACAGAAGCTTCACGTGCTAACGCATTATTCTCTGCACAAGCAGACCCTACATCAAACCTTGGCTTTACATTACAAGCACACAATGCATTTGAGTCAGGCGCTAAACAAAAGATAGTACGTACTGGACCACAAGCATCACGCTATTACGAAGCGATGGAAACAGGCAAGCCTATCCCGCTTGGCCAGAAGACAGAAGTCTATGCAAACTATATTAATCCATCGTTGGGCATTGGTTCAACGGGCGTTAACGATTTCCGTCATGCACGTAATTTTGGCTACACACAGATTGATCCTGCAACTGGTAAAGCAATACCAATCAAGCGTGGTCTATCACCACAAGAACATGCATGGTTAGACGCTGAAACTATTCTAGCAACCGACCGCGCTAATCAAAGAACGTTAGGTGGTAAATCAAACTGGAACCCTGAAGAGATTCAAGCAGCACCATGGGTATTACAAAAGGCACAGTCGCTTATGGAAGGATCACCAGGACGATTCCCAACATTAGAGTCAGCGATGGCAGAAGCTAACAAGACTTATCTAGAAGCCGCACCTAAATACACAGCATTCTCAACATACGAACAAGTACCGTTTACATCATCAGGACATCTTGCTGGTATGGAGAAGCTTCCTTATGAAGCACGTAGAAACTTTTCTCATGAAGCCAACTGGATAGACAATGAAGGTAAGGACATCCTTTCACAACTTGTAGGCGGTAAGCGTGGCTTATTAACTGGAAAGACAGCAGAAGGCCATGGCATCTACCACAACCCTGCTACAGGCGAAGTAGAAACTAACCCACAATTCTCAGCACGATCATTAGTAGGCATGACGCCAGATGAAAAGCTTGGCATGAAACTACAACCACAATCAGCAGCGTTAATGGATGCTATGAATGCATTACGTGGTTACTTTGATGTGCAAGGCGGATCACCATGGGTTAAGCCTATCAACCTAACAAAAGCAACACCAGCCACATCTATACATCTTAAGCTTTCAGAACCTATTACAAGTGAAGAGATGGTTAACCTAAACAACATCATAGACAAGCACAGATTTGCAGCAGCCGACTTAGCACATGATGGCGTAGCTTTAATTAACCTATCTGAAAAAGCAGATGGCAAGCACGTTAAGAAATTACTTGATAGCGGATTAGCTGATGAACTTAGATCAATTAACCCCAAGAAAATAATAGATGTTAAGCGCATACGTACAGAGGGTGGATACCCAAGCTATGAAGATGTATACGGCGCTAATAACGAAGGTACTGGTAAAGCTACAAAAGAACTATTCAACAAGATTAAAGAGGCACAATTAAAAGGTCCTGATGTTGTATCAAGACTTATGGAGTCAGATCCAGTATTAGCAGAGAAACTACAGCAAATGAATTTACGCGACATAGAAGCGCAAAGTAAATACGGTGTAGGCGCACCACGTCAAGATGTGTTAAACGCTAGAAACATTGTATCTGAATCAGGATTACAAGGATTAGAAGATGCACTTAAGAGAGGTGATATTGCATTACCAGCCGCAATGTCAATACCGTTTACAGGAAATAAAAATAACAATCAACAATAAGAGGAAGAAATTATGGCTTTAAACCCAGAGATGCCTATCGATCCAGAGTATGGCAGAAACATACCAGGACTTCCTGATCCACAAGGTCAGCAAGCACAGGCACAACAACAAGATCCAAGTCAGCAACCGCAACAACAACCTGCTGATATAGACCTTATGCAATTTGATAAAGTTGAAGAGCTTGATGACGGTTCAGCCTTAGTTCACCTTGATGAATACAAAGGTCCAACTGAAGATGAAGACTTCTATTCAAACTTAGCTGAGACATTAGACTTATACAATCTTGATGGCATTGCCATGAGATATTTAGATTTGATTGACAAAGATAAGGAAGCAAGAGAAAAACGTGATAAGCAATATGAAGAAGGTATTAGAAGAACTGGTTTGGGTGATGACGCTCCTGGTGGCGCGAATTTTATGGGAGCTTCTAAGGTGGTACACCCAGTTATGGCAGAAGCCTGCGTCGACTTCGCATCAAGTGCGATCAAGGAAATGTTTCCGCCCGATGGCCCAGTCAGAACACAAGTACTAGGTGAAGTTACAGACGACAAGACGGAAGTAGCAGAACGCAAACGTGACTGGATGAACTGGCAGCTTACTGAACAAATTGAAGAGTTCCGTGACGAGCAAGAACAGTTATTGACACAACTACCATTAGGTGGTTCTCAATTCATGAAGTTGTGGTATGACGAAAAGAAGAAACGTCCATGTGCAGAGTTTGTGCCTATTGACAATATTTACTTACCATTTGCTTCAGCGAACTTTTACACAGCACAACGTGTCACAGAGGTTCAAGAAATTACTGATTGGGAATTTAAGCAACGTATAGCTTCTGGTCTCTATCGTGATACAACATTCGTTCGTGCTACAACAGAACCTGAAGAAACTCACGCACAAAAAGCAACAAACAAAGTAGAAGGTAAACAATATCAAGACGGTGCAGATGGATTACGTCGTATCTATCACATCTATACATATCTTGATTTAGAAGATGACAAACGCACTAGAGGTGAATCAGCACCATACATATTAATGGTGGATGGCTTCGATAACAAAGTATTAGGTCTTTATAGAAACTGGGAAGAAGGCGATGAAACGTTTACGAAATTGGATTGGATCATTGAGTTCAAGTTTATTCCTTGGAGGGGTGCTTACGCAATTGGTCTCCCTCATCTTATTGGCGGGCTTAGTGCTGCTCTTACTGGCGCTCTCCGCGCTTTATTGGATACCGCTCATATTAACAATAGCGCTACTATGCTTAAGCTCAAGGGTGCAAAGATTAGCGGTTCGAGTCAGCAAATTGAGGTCACACAAGTCTCAGAAATAGAAGGCGCACCAGGTGTAGATGATGTACGTAAGATTGCTATGCCTATGCCGTTCAATCCACCAAGTCAAGTACTATTTGAATTACTTGGATGGTTAGATGGTGCAGCTAAAGGTGTAGTCTCAACTTCTGAAGAGAAGATTGCAGACATGAATGCAAACGCTCCAGTAGGTACAGCGCAAGCTCTTATCGAACAAGGTGCAAAAGTATTCTCAGCAATTCATGCAAGACTTCACGATTCACAAAGACGTGTACTACAAGTATTAGGCCGTATCAATCGCTGGTATTTAGATGACATGAAGAAGGGCGATGTTGTCCGTGAGCTTCCAATTGTTCGCGACGACTTCAAACGTAATTCAGACATCGTGCCAGTATCTGATCCACACATCTTCTCTGAAACACAACGTATGGCACAGAATCAAGCTATCTTAGCCTTGATGACTCAGTACCCTAATGCGTTTGATCAGAATGCTGTGTTACAACGCGTATTAAAACAAATGAAGGTACCAGCTGTTAATGAGTTGATGCCTAACATTCCTAAACCAGTAGAACAAGATGCTGCGCATGAAAATGCTGCAATGGCATTAGGTAAATCTGCATTCGCATATCCTAATCAAGATCATCTTGCTCACTTACAAACACACTTAGCGTTTGCTATGGACCCTATGTTAGGAAGCAATAATTTATTTGCACCTACATTTATTCCACAAGCGTTAGAACATATCAAGCAACACATGACGCTCTGGTATACAAACCAAATGCGCCATTACTCTACTGCAGGTACACATGTAGATCTTGCTAAATATCAAGAAGGTAAATTAACTTCAGAGATTGACAAGGCTTTAGCATTAGCTTCACAACACGTCACTATGGATACTAAACAAGTATTCGCAGGTGTGTTACCAGCATTGCAACAACTTGGCCAACTCATGCAGAAGTTTAAACAACAACCACCAATTGATCCATCTGATCAAGCAATCCTACAAGCTTCTATGGCTGAAACACAACGCCGTGCTGCACGTGATCAAGCAGATATTCAATTCGGTCAAGCAAAATTACAAGCAGATACACAACTTAAGATGGCTCAAATGCAATCTGAAGCTGCAGAACGATCACAGGCTCATCAAATAGAAGTAGCGATGAATGCCGAAAACAACTTGACGCAAGAAAGAATGAAGACAGCAGACATTTCTGTCGACGCTCTTAAATTACGTCATGAGCAGGAGCAGACTGCTTTAAAACTGCAACATGAAGCACAACACAACTTAGGAGGTAATTATGGCAGTAACCGATAAAGATCAAATCTCCATCCCAGTTAATCAACACAAACGATTAGCAGGTGGTGCGTGGATTGAAGGCGAGAAGTACCAAGAAGAAAGCAAGGCAACTATGCCTAAAGCTAACTCTGATCATGGTCACTTTGAGAGTTCAGCAATCAAAAAAGATAATGCCTAATGTATTTATCCGACATTATAAGTGCTGTTAAAGCGCGTCAGGCAGAGATAGAAAAGGCATTGGCACGTGGTAATGCTGCTAATTACGATTCTTATCAACGTCTTGTCGGAGAATATGCTGGCTTAAGTGCCACATTAGATATTATCGATAACATTCTTAAAGAAAAGGAAGAAAGAAACAATGAGCAATAACCCAGTAGCGGGTGATTCCGCTGATTTACAGGATGCTTTTCCTGTTGTAGACCCTGGAGCAAAGCCATTAGGCGCAAGAATATTAGTACAAATGCGTTTACCAAAGAAAAAAATGACGGCATCAGGCATCATTTTGGCTGCGGAAACAGTGGATACAGAAAAAGCACAGAACCCAATTGGCAAAGTAGTAGCGATTGGCCCATTAGCGTTTAAAAAGCGCGACACAATGGAGTCATGGCCAGAAGGTTCATGGTGTGAGGTTGGTGATTTTGTGAGAGTTCCCCGTTGGACGGGCGACCGTTGGGAAATAAAAATAGACGACGACACAAATGTTGAGTTTATGCTTATGAACGATCACGAAGTTATCGCTAAATTAACAAGTAATCCATTAGAAATGAGGGCATTTGTATGAGCGAAGAAGATTTAAAACAACAAGACGATAAAATTGAAATAAAAGAAGCAGCAGATGGTGGCGCAATTGTAGAATTGCCAGAAAGTATTCCATCACCTGACGCTCCTAAAGAAGTAGAAGCAAAAACACACGACGATGACGGTGATGGTGCTGATGCAGCTCAAAGACAAGCTGAAATTGACGCACATGGATCCGTAGATCCTGAGCAAGAAGCGATTCGTGAGGCTAAACGTGCCAAAAGACGCGCTCGTAAAGAGTATCATAAGCAAGTTTCAGTCGAAAAAGACACAAGACTTCACCTTTTAGAGAGACAAAACCAAGAATTAATGGAAAGACTCTCAATTGTTGAAAGAAAAGAACATGGATCAGAGATTGCCCGTATTAATAAGGCTATTGAAGACCAAGCAACACGAATTAGTTATGCAAAACAAAAGATTAAGGAAGCTACTGAGACTGGCAACGGTGATTTACTCACTCAAGCACAGGAATTGTGGTTTGAAGCTCGTAGAGACTACGAAGCTTTAGAGAATTTGAAGCGTACTTCGGTCGCTCCACAGCCACAACGTACTATCCAAGCTCCAGATCCAGCCGTTCAGCACTATGCTAGCGAATGGATGATGGAAAATAGATGGTATGACCCTCACGGTAGAGACCCAGATTCAAAAGTTGCCTTAACAATTGATAAAGCAATGGCTGATGAGGGTTGGAACCCTAAATCAGCAGAATATTGGGAAGAACTCGATAATCGCTTGCAAAGATACCTACCTCATCGTTATAATACTGAATTAGAGACTAGAGTTAGTCCATCTAGAAGACCTAGAAATGTTGTGACAAGCTCAGGTCGGGAAAGCGCATCGAGTAGTGGAGGTAAAAACACCTTCATGCTTAATCCAGAACAGGTGAGAGCAATGAAAGATGCAGGTATGTGGGATGATCCCGATAAGCGTGCAAAAATGGTTCGCCGTTATGCACTTGAAGCACGTCAAAACAATAAACTATAGGAGAAACTAAAATGGATTCACGTTTAAAAAAATCATTATCTGCTGGTGGACGCGAAAATCGCGCGAGTCACGACCCCGTTCGTGAGGCACCTGAGGATACGTTCGTATCGGCTGAAGAACGTCGCAAGATGTGGAAAGACGAGTGGACACAAAGCGCATTGCCCAATGTCCCTTTACTTAAGGGCTGGCACGTTTGCTGGTTGTCAACAACAAATAGTTATGACAGCATCGATAAACGTATTCGCTTAGGTTACACCCCAGTCAAGGCTGAGGAAATTCCTGGGTTTGAAAACTATCGAGTGAAATCAGGCGAACAAACAGGATATATCGCGTGTAATGAGATGTTACTTTTCAAGATGCCTGAAGAACAGTATCAAGAAATCATGTCTTATTTCCACCATGAGTTACCGCAAGAAGAAGCGAATAAAATCAAAGTTCAAGCGGAATCACAAGTGGGCGCACGGGATAGCTCTGGAAGACAGCTCGGACAAGTTGAAGGTGACGGTTTGGACAGTATAGATAAACCGATTGCCGCACCTCATTTCCAATAGGTCGGCATTTATAATAATTTTTAGGAGATATTATGTCATCATCAAATGCTCCGTTCGGTTTACGTCCTGCGTTCCATCCTTCTGGTTTGGACCGCGCACAGGCGTTAGCTGGCGGCATCGCAACAGGCTACACTAGTGACATACTTAAGGGTCAACCCGTTAAGTACATCGCTGGTAGTGGCGTAATTCAGCCTGTAACTGGTACAGAAGCTTTTTCTGGCGCATTCGCTGGAGTAGAGTGGACTGACACTACAGGTCGTCGACGCATTTCAAACTATTGGCCTGCTAATACAGCATACCAAACTGGTTCATGCGTTGCATATTTTTACAACGATTTAGACATCGTTTATGAAATTCAAGCAGACGGTTCAATCACGCAAGCTTCATTAGGCGAAGAAGCAAACTTCACTAATTTAGCAGCTGGTTCAAACGTAACTGGTCTTTCACAATGTACTTTAAATCACACAACTTTAGGTACTGGCGTTCAAGGTCAAGTACAAATCGTTGATTTAGCGCCTTACGTAGACAATGCGTGGGGAGATTCATACACAATCGTTAGAGTCAAAGTAAGTGAACCACAAATTGGTGGCGCTTACCCAGGCATTTAATTAAAGGAAAGGAATAAAACATGGCAGCTCCAATGCGCAGTACGGACTTCCGCAGTATCGTTGAGCCGATCCTTAACGAATGCTTTGACGGAGTTTATGATCAAAGAACCGACGAATGGTCACGCGTTTTCCGTGAACAAGAAGGTATCCCAAGAAACTATCACGAAGAACCAGTTCTTTATGGTTTCGGTGCAGCACCACAATTACCTGATGGCACACCAGTGTCTTATCAACAAGGTGGTGTTCTCTTCTTAAAACGTTACGTATACAAAGTGTACGGTTTAGCGTTTGCTTTAACGAAAGTTTTAGTAGAAGACGGCGACCATATCAGACTTGGTCAAGTATATGCTAGACACTTGGCTCAATCTTTGATTGAAACAAAAGAAACATTATCAGCAAACGTATTAAACTATGCGTTTAATTCGGCTTACCCAGGTGGTGACGGTGTTCAATTGAACTCTACTTCACACCCAATCGTGAACGGTACAGCAAGTAACTTATTAGCTACTGCAGCTGTTCTTTCACAAACTTCACTTGAGCAAATGCTTATTCAAATCAGACAAGCTGTTGACAACAACGGTAAGAAGATTCGTTTAGTACCAAGACAACTTGTTGTTGCTCCTGGTAACATTTTCCAAGCTGAAGTTCTTCTCAAATCTGTTTTACGTGCAGGTAACAACTTCAACGACGTCAACCCAGTTAAATCAATTGGCTTGTTAGACGAAGGTGCAGCTGTTCTTTCACGTTTAACATCATCTACTGCATGGTGGGTGCAAACTGACGCTCCAGAAGGCATGAAATTGCTCATGAGACGTAAGTTAGAGAAGACTATGGAAGGTGACTTCGAAACAGACTCTATGCGTTACAAAGCAACAGAGCGTTACGATGTTGGTTTCACTGATTGGCGTGCAATGTACGGCACACCAGGTGCTTAATGAATGTTGGGGAGGTTAACTCCTCCCCTCATTTTTAATCTAATCGGAGAAAACTATGGGTCAATTTAAACCAATGGTCAAAATGATGACTACTGAACCTACAGTTGAGTTAAAACTCAAAAAGGGTGGTCACGCTCACAAGCACATGAAACATGGTGGCAAGTCTGAGCATGGTCATAAACCCATGCACCACATGATGGATGGTGGTGTATTAGGTGCGCTAGCAGCTCAACCAGCTTTGGTTAAAGCTCCAGCTAGAGCAGTTCCAGCAGTAGCTAGACCAGCTAAACCTTCAATGGCAGCAAGACGTGCAGCAATGCTCGCTCAAGGTCCAATGAAGAAAGGCGGTAAGGCTCATCACCACGCTCACGGCGGTAAAGCTGAAGGCGATAAGAATGTATCTTTCTTAGAAAAACATCATGCTTCAAAAGCAATGATTAAAGAAGAAAAGAAAGAACACGGACTTAAACATGGTGGTAAATCACATAAGTATGCTAAAGGCGGCTCTGCTGTTTCTGAAGAAACTTATGGTAATTACACAACTACTGAAGTTCATCAAGCTAAACCTGATCGCTCTAAAGGTCCATCAGGCGAAGTAAAGATTGGAAACGGTGGCGGTTACAGAAAAGGTGGTCATGCTCATCATATGAAACACGGTGGCAAGATGCATCATAAAGCAACTGGCGGCGCAATTCCTTCTGAAGAAACTCGCGGTAGTTATGCTGAAACCGAAGTGCATCAAGCGAAAGCTGATCGCGCAAGTGGTACTGGCGATGTAAAAGAGTCAAATGCTGGTGGCTACAAAAAAGGCGGTAAAGCACACCATCACAAAAAAGGTGGACACTGCTATGCTGACGGCGGACATGCTCAATGGGAGTTTGACAATGTTGATACATCACATCCTGGTGTAACAAACAAAACTACTGGCGGCGTGAAAGAAGCAAATGCTGGTGGCTACAAAAAAGGTGGTCACTCAAAAAAAGCCTACGCCACGGGCGGTAGAGTACAAGACGACGGTCGTGCCGTGGCTATGCCTCAAGGTCGTAAAACGCCTTCATCATCAGTAAGCATTTCTCGCTTATCAGGTACATTTAAGAAGGGCGGACAAGTTGGTAATGTCGGTCTAGAAAAAGTATTTGATAAAGAAAATGCTCCTGCAATGAAGGAAGCTAAGATGTACAGCAACGAAATTTACAGTCAATATGGCGGTAAAAAAAGAGGCGGTAAAGCAAGTAAGTAACTCGGAATGGGGAGGCAACTCCCCTTCCCCTAATTTTATATAAGGATTTAGTATGGGAACATATTCTTCAGCAACAAGACAAGGTGCATATGAGCCATTTGATCTGCAAGTAGCACGCGGTCAAGTTGATGGTCATTCTTTACAGAATATTTTTGGATATCAAGCAGCTTTAACTACTACTGCATTATATCCAGTATGGGAAAATCTTTCTACGTATACATATCCTGTTTCAGCAACAACTATGTTGCTTTATAGTGCATCTGCATCTGACACAAACGTTTCTGTTTTAATTAATGGACTTGATGCAAATTTTAATCCAATTTCTGAAACACTACTATTAACCAATGGTACTACAGGCGTTACAACAGTTAATAGTTATTTAAGAATTAATGGATTAGTTTTAACAACAAGCGTTGGTAATGTTGGTAAATTATCATTAAGTAATGCAGGTAAATCAGTAACTTACGCAGCTATAAATGCAGGTATTGGTAAATCACAAGCAGCTATTTATACTGTTCCAGCTGGATATACATATTACTTAACACGTGTAGATATCAATGCGGCTATTGCAGCAGGTGGTGTTGCATCAGTCAATTATCAAGTTTATTCTAAAAATA